CGGCAACTCGATCGGTCGCATCAATGACCTCGACGAGGGCGGCGGCAACGGGGAAATCCAGCTGACCGTGCGCGGGGATGCGTTCAATTTCGCCCCGGCATGATCGTGCAGGCCGCGGACGGCACCGGCAACGGCGCCCCCACCAACATCCGATCGGGCCTCGGTACGTGTACTCGGTGACCCCCGACGCCGACGTCACGGGCACGAGCGCGACCGGGGCTCACATGTGGGTGGCCACGAGCTCCGGCAGCACGACTTCGGGGGGGCCTACGGGCTGGGCCGATAACGACTACCTATTCGCTCGACGGCGACGTGCTGGCCGCGACGGATCTCTCCGACAAGACCATTCGCTCGCTGCAGGGCTGGACTCACGCTCACCGCGTCCACCTCGACCTACCTCGGGGTGAGCCGGCAATTGCACGCGGCGCCTCGGGCTTCCGCGTCGCAGCCGCCGACGTCGCGGGCTTGTCGGTGAAAGAGCGCTGCGAGCTGCTCGTGAACGTGGGCCGCGCCGAGTATGGCGCGAACGAAGTCGACACCCTGGTGATGGGTCCGCGCACGTGGATGCAGCTGTCGCAAGAGGTGCAGGATTTCGGTTGGACCACGTTCGGCAAGACGATGGAGATCGGTGCAGGCGAGATCGTGATCATCACGGCCAACGGCCTCGTCCGAGTCTTGAACGAGCCGCACTGCAAAGAGGCCGACATCTGGGCTCTGACCATGCCGCTCTTGAAGATCTACAACTACAACGGGTTCCCCGGGCCGCGCGATGACGACGGTCTGAAGATGCTTCGTAACGGCAAAACTACGAAGTGCAGTGGCAGGCGTTCAACAGCTTTACGGTGGGTGGACAGCCGCAGATGCACGGCCGCTGCAGCTCCGGAAACTGATCTTTCTGGGGTCGGGGCGTGGAGGGTCGTTTCCCTTCCCCCCGTGCTCTGACCCCGCCAATTGCACCTGAACCGATCACGAGCCCCCACGAGGGCCCCAGGACAAGGCGACGATGCTACCGCACGTTTTCAATAGGCTGTTTGCGCAGTACCGCGATGTCGCATTCATCACGGGCCGCTTCCAATTCACTGCGAGCGGGACGACATGGGCGCAGGTCACGACCAACCGACAGACGACCTACAATTCCCTCATCGTCTCCCATCGAGGCACGGGCCTCGGCACGATGACGTTTCCCGCCTCGCGCAACGGCGCGATCTTGGGTGCGCACCTCGAACCGCTCGGCGACCTCATCGCCAACGTTTTTCAGGTGACGTTCAAGTTGCTCACGCCGAGCACGGGCACGGTCGACTTTGTCATCAGTGACAACGCCGCGAACGCCCGCCGTCGCCCCTGCGCCAGGACGGGGCGATCCTCGTCGTCAACATGAATGCTCACGCGAGGTAATTGAGAAGATGACTGCATTTTGTTGCAACCATGACCCTACGCGTCGTTTAGCATCGGACCGCGGACATAGCGCGCTGACGTCAAGCGTCTGAACGATCCCCTGTACGAGGCGCGCGACCGTGGGCTTTGCGGCCCTGAGTTCAGTATCTATAATTCACCCGATTTTGTCCATCGAGGGCACGACCGAACAGCAACAACCGCCGCCTGCGGCGAGTCCCGTGAATCAGTCTCCCGATGACGGGCGTCTCGTTTCCCGCCTCAACACCGTGCGCGGGACCATCGAGGTGGGAGGTGCTGGCGGCCATCGGCTAGGCAACACCGCTATCGCTTGGCGCACGAGCAGCGAGCGGCTCGGCGGCTCAGACCCCGACGCTCAGGGTCCCGAGCTGTACCTCACCACACAATAGGCGAATCTTTACGCGCGACCTCGCGAGCGAGCACGCCGGACGGCGGTTGCCGCCGAGTGCCTCGCGCCCGAGTGGTGCGGATGGAGCGCAGCCCTCGGGGGCGCATTCTCATCCGGAGCCGGGGTGATCACCTGAGCTCGGCACCAATAGCCGGTGCGGTTTTTTGACCCGCGCTCGAACCGCGAGCGTAGGAGCACGAGCGTATCGGTCGGCAACAGCCAGCCAGCATTCAGACCATTAAGGTCACCTCGATCACCAAAACGGCTCGAGCACCGCCTCACGGCCCCTTTACGAATCAACGGCACGGAGGCCGGCGACCAACCCCCGCCGACGGACGCATTGTCGCTCGAGGCCCGGCTCCCCCACCGGTGCATGCGCCGGTGATTCATTCGACACGGCCTCGACACCCCCGATGAAGTCTGGATCGGCTGGCGCTACGGTATCCTCGAGCGATCTGGTCACCTGGATCGTGCGGGTCTTCGTGAGTGATCCGATGTCAGCTGCCGCTGCTAGTAAAGGCCGCCCTGCGAACAAGCCAGCCCTAGATTGCCGTTTTTCACATGGCGCCCGCCCGCAGGGTCCTCCTGCCGAGATGGGCGCCCCCGAGCGGCCCCCGATCCGAAGGGGCTCGACGATGAGAATTCCGAGGAGAGCGAGCAGTGGCGCTCGACGACTCCATCGAACGAGAGGTTTGCGACCGACGAACTCCGCTGCACGCGCCGCGAGGCGTTTCAAAAAGCGGCGATGACGCTCTGCAACCGACAACTGTACATGGACGCCCGAGTGGGCCACCGTACTCCTCAATGCCTCGCCGGTTCGCGGATGGCCCGGCGGGGTCGTTGCTTTTTGAGCGCTGCGCATAAACTGCTCGCTATGAGCGACAACGACTATCCCCCTCGGCGATCTGACCCACCGACTCAGTCTACGAGGCCGAGCTCGACTGGCAAGACGGGCCGCGACGGCTCGGCCCACGTGACGGCGCGCCTCTCCTACGCGCTTCATCAATCGCAGTTACAAGCAACTGCGGAGCCGGGTCACCCACACGGCGACGACTTCTTTCGCTCCCCCGGCACGGCGACGGACGATCCCCGCCCGGCCCTCGGGCGAAGGACTGGATTCGAGCTGCCGTTCCCCGACCGGGGCGAGCGAGATCCTATCGGTCGACGTGCCGATCGGTGGCGCCCTGGTACGACCTGGCCAAAGGCACTGGGCGGACCCGGCGCGTGTACCCCGGCGCGCAACCGCCCCAGAGCCCGGGGGAATGGACGGTGCTCAGCATGCCCAGCCCGTCCACCACCACGGTCACCCGCGGGAAAGCTCGTCCATTCTGGCCCGCGGATCTCACCGAGGCCGCTAACAAGATCGATGCGCTCCGCACTAGGGTGCCGCTCACGGATGCAACGCACGTCTTCGTGCTCTTCCCCGATTGGGAGGAGTGGATCCTCACCAAGTGCACCATGGTCATCTCGCAGCGCGACAACCAAAAGCGTGCGATGTTCCTCGACGCCAGGAGCGCAACCTGCGCGCCGAGGCGGCCATCTTGCAGCACGCCCGCCGGCACGCGCGCGGGGCGACGGTGCCTCGGCGACGGGATGGGTTGGAGCTCTGAACCGTGCCGAAGCGCGTGGTGTCGTTCAGCCTCGCCCAGGGGCGCCGTGACCGGGTCGATCCGAAGCTCGCCCCGTTCGGGGTGCTGGCCACGGCCAAGAATCTGCGCGTACGCAAGGACGGGCGCCTGGGCTGCCGCTACGGCTATCAGCCGCTCGACATGCGGACGAGCGGCGGCACCCTGGTCGCTTATGACCTGATCGAATATCAAGGTCGCCTCGTCGCTCTCGGCAGTCACAGCGGCTCGGGCTTCCCCGAGCGGCCCTACGAGTATACGGGCCTCGGCGCGGGCAATGTCTACTGGCGCTACGAGACCGACAAGCAAGAGCTGACGCCGTTTTGTCGATCTGAAGGATATCACGATCATGAGCCCGCCCTCGGGCGGCGCGGATCTTGTGCGATTCGTCGGCGGGCGCGGGCTACGTGCTCACGGTGACCCGTGCGGTCTCGAACGTGGTGACGGCCGTGGTCGTGCGCGGAGAGCGACAACCAGCCGATCGTGACCGAGGTCCTGTCGACCACGTTTTCGACGCGCGAATTTCGCTGCTCGTTCGCGGTCGATACGTTCTATGTTTTCAGTCAGAAGGCAGACAACGCCCTCGACCTGCTCGCGTTCAAGCCGACCACCAACACGGGTTTCGTCTCGTTCAAGACCAACGTCTCGGCGGCCAACGCCACGACGGCGACCTTTGACATCGTGCCCGTGGACAATCCACGACGGCGCGAATCGCCGTCGCCCGCGACCGGGGCGCGGGCGTGACGCTTTCGTGCGCTTGTATGATTCGAGCGCCAACCAGATCGGCAGCGACATCACGATCTCGGGCACGGACACGACCAGTCTCTCGCTCGCGGTCGATTCAGACCGCCAACAAGATCCACGTCGCGATTCGCGCGGTCGGCGGCGGCGGGACGCTGCGCACGTACAAATTTCGCGGGCACGCTCTTGCTCGGCCCTACCACCTTGACGAGCTCCAACGGCGTCACTGCTGTCGCATCCCCGCAACGGCAGCCGCAGGCGCGGCGCGCAGGTCGCTACCGCAGCCGCCACCACGGCGGCGACACGGTCATCGAGTATTGGAGCGAGGCCGCGCACGCGGCGACACGCGAGCACGACGCTATTTGCGGCGCTCATTCGCTCGCGGCTCATCCCCTGGACATCGGCGACGAGCACCAACGCCAGCAACAAATACGCCGTGTGTTTTGCCGGCTACGTCTCGCCCGACATCTCCTCGACGGAGCAAGCCTCGAACGCGATCTTTTTTACAGCGAGCGGCTCGGCCAATGCGGCGCACATGGTGCTGCGCGATTTTACTCGCGCCGTCGTGCCCTCGACGGGCTCGCTCGGCATCGCCAAAAACTGCGGCCTGCACCTCGACTCGTCCACGGGCCGGGTCACGGCGTGCGCGATGCGGGACGCGGGCACGGGCTCGGCGATGCCGTCGATTACGACCTTTGCCAAGAACTCCTCGGAACGTCGGCAAACGGCCAAGTTTGGCGATCTGCTCTACATCGCGGGAGCCCCCATGCAAGTGTATGACGGGCGCTGCCTCACCGAGACCTTTCAAGAGGTGCCTGGATTCTGAGCGTCACGCCGAGCACGGCGCGGGGGGCGCTCACGAACGCCGCGCAGTACGATTACGTGCTGCACTGGGAAATGGTGCTCGCCGATGGCTCGTTGTGGCAGAGCGCGCCGAGCGAGCCGTTCACAGTCACGCTCGGAGCCGCCGACGATACGTGACGCTAGTCACCTCCACGCCGCACCTCTTGACGTGTCTGCTCGCGCCGCAAGGCTATGGCCCCGATATCACCGAGGTCATCAGTCGCACCGTATGGGATGGCAGCAAGGGCACCGAGTTCCGGCGCACGGCGAGCGATAACGTTACCGGCGTCGGTAACGACTACGGCGCCGACAGCACGATCGAAGACGACACGAGCGACGCCTCGCTCGCCGACGAGGAGGTTGTCTACACGCAAGCCGACCGCGGGGCATTCTCGGGCCCGCTCGAGCACGACGCGCCGCAGCCGGGCAAGTTCATTGCTGCCACCGAGAGCCGCCTGCTGAACGCGGGCAGCCTGCGCCGCAGCGTCTTTCAGATGAGCAAGGAAGCGTTTCTAGGCGAGCCGTTCACGTTCAGCGAGTTTTCGCCATTCTTCTCGCAGGTCTCGGGGGCCATCCGCGGGGTGGCGTCGCTCGACGGCGCGCGGCTCATCTTCACGGCCGATGATATCTTCGCGTTCAGCGGCGACGGGCCCGACGATCTCGGCGGCGGCGCCATCGGTCGGGCGCAGGACATCCCAACCCCGAGCGGGCTCGAGGACTGGCGCAGCCTGCTCAAGGCGCACGACGGTCTGTATTTCCAGCTCGACGACGAGAAGATCTATCGGTTGCCGCGCGGAGGCGGCGCGCCCGAGTGGATCGGTATCGACGTGATGGATACGCTCACGAGCTACCCCGTCATCACCGGCGCGGCCAAGTGCCGGCGCGACGATTACGATCGTGTTTGCGTGCGAAAATCTCGGCTCATCCGATGGGCGGCTGCTCGTGCGCAGCATGCGCACGGGCATCTGGACTGAGGACACACCGCCGCTCACGACCAGCCAGGGCGTCGAGGCGGTGGTCGCCTATGGAGACTCTCTCGCCTACGTCTCGGGGGGAGCGGTGTTTTTGCAGAGCACCGCGAGCTTTGCTGACAACACGAGCACCGTCATCCCCACGCAGCTCAAGACACAGCCGATCTATCCCTTCGACCTCGGGGGCTACGGAACGGTGTGGGCCGTGCTGCTCACGGGCGAGTACCGCAGCGCCGGAACGCTCGCCTTGCGCGTGAGCTATGACGACGGCGCCAACTTCACGACCTACGACAGTTACACGCTTTCGGGGCTCACGGTCGGGCAGACCATCCAACGCAAATGGGATCTGCAGCAGAGCGACACGACATCGCTCGTCTTCGAGTGGACCTACACCCCGAGCGCCGCGGGGGAGGGCTTCATCGCGCACAATGCGGCGGTGCTCGTCGAGTCGGAAGAGGGCCTGCGTCAGCTGCTCGCGGCGGAGATGGCCTGATCCATGCCTTGGCCCATCGCGCAGACCGGCGGCGACTCGCACGCGCTCGCAAAGCGGTTCGAGCTGCTCGAGCGGCGCCTGCGGTTGGTCGAGCAACAGGCAGTGCAGCCGGCGACTGTGTCCGGCGATTTCATCGCGCACGAGGGCGAGACGATCTTTGTCTCCGCGCCCACGGCCGGAGCGGTGGGCCTCTTGCCGACAGCGAAGTCCGCCAACCGGGGAGCCACGATCACGCTCGTCTGTCAGACGACCAACCCCGTGACCCTGCGCACGGTGAGCGGCAACATCAACGGCCAGCTCTCGATCACCCGGCAGCGGGTCGGCACCTATCAGCTCGTGAGCGATGGCGCCTCGGGGTGGTGGGCCCCCTCGCTCGGCTTGCCCCGCCCGCGCGACGCGGCGATCCAGGACTGGTTTTGCTCGGGCAACGTCACGAGCGGGCAAATCGGCTCGCTCGGTTGGAACCTGACCGGGGTCGGCACCCCTGCCTGCACGCGCAACGCGACCGGCATGGCCGCGTCCACCAAGCTCACGCTGACCACCACGGCAGCGGCCAACGATCGCACCACGCTCTGTCTCGCGCAGAACCGAGGCGGGCAACGTGGTCAAGCCGTCGGAGTGCGCCGTCATCCAGACCGCGCAGAGCTTCAACGCAGTTACGGCGACCAAGCGCCTGTTTTTTGGCCTAGCGACGACCCTGGCCACGGCGCCCGCCTCCGCTGCCAATTCGCTCGGGTTCCTCTACGATTCGTCGGTCGGGCCAACTGGCTCACGATCGCGCGCTTCGGCACCACGGGCACGGCAACGGATACGGGGGTTGCAGCGTCCTCGGCAGACGCGCTCTTGACCATCTGGCAACAGTCGCCGATGACGTTTCGATTTTACATCGGGCAGGTGCTCGTCGGCACGATCGCGGGTACCCTGGCCGTGTCGGCCTGCCATGAACGCCGGGTTTCGCCTCGAGACCCTGACGACGTCGGCCACGACGCACCGTGTCGGATACTTCGGCATGACGTGCCTCGGCCTCGGTAGCCCGTACTACGGCGACGAGTTTTTTGAAGGCCTGAGCGGGCCCTGCACGCCGGCTTCGCATAAAGAAGCCATGATCCACCCGCCGCGAGCGATTGCCTACGTGGTCGTGCACACGTGCGGCGCGTACGATTTCAAGAAAAAGCGCGTGGTTCACCAGACGCTCGAACAGGTCCGCACGTATCACATGACGCCCGAGAGCCAGGGCGGCAAGGGCTGGAATGACATCGGCTATCACCGCTACATCGAGGTCGATGGCCGAAACCGCGCCGGGCGGCACGAGACAGTGCCGGGCGCGCACGTCCAGCACTTCAACGCGCATACGCTTGGCATCTGCGTCTCGGGCCATGGCAGCTATGAGACCTTCAACGCTGCGCAGATGGGCGCGCTCATCGAGCAGTGCGTCACGTGGTGCAAGCACCATGACCTCGGTGCCGATCGGGTGATCGGGCACAACGAAACCGACGATTTCGGAGGGCCGCCGGTCTGGAAGGACTGCCCGGGGAAACTGGTCGATATGGCGCTGATCCGCAGCCTGGTCGGGCGCGAGCTCGGCGCCGGCAAGGTGGGCGAGGGGATGCCGGCCGTCTGATGGCTTTCGAGCCGCCAGACACGACGCCCTCGCCGCGCCCCTCGGTCAGTGCGCAGATCAAGACCGCGGCGGCCAGCCCGCTCACGCCGATCGTTGCTCTCATCACGGCTCTGACCGGCGCGATCGGCGCTTGGCAGGCCTACCAGGAGAGTCAAACACGGCCCGCGCGAGCTACGACGCATTGAAGGCCGCGAGCGAGGCGCACACCGCCGCGATCGAGTCCATCCGCCAGGGCCAGCTCGCCCTGCGCACGTGGGTCGAGGAACTGGCGGCCGCGGCCGCCCGTCGGCAGGCGACGACCGAGAAAGCCATCACCCGCAAAGTCACCAAGGCGACCGCAGCGCCCATCGCGCCCGCTCCCCCCGAGCCCGCGCCCCAGGCGCCCCCCGCACCCATCGCGCCCGCCCCGGCGAGCCTGCCGCCGTTCGAGCAGCTCGCCCACCGTAGGAAGTGCCACCCATGAATCCCATCTCTTGGATTGTGCGGCTGCTCGGGCGCGTCGTGCACTCCGCGACGCGCTCGCCCGAGGTGCTCGACGAGGTCACGCGCCAGGCGCGAGATTTCATGGTCACGCTGCAGGACGAGGCTCCCCCGAGCCCTGCCGAGCTCGGCGGTCCGGCGACAACAGGAACAGATCGCGCGCGGCGCGCGCCCCTTCCCCCCGTCCTGCCCGCCCTCGCTGCCCCCCTCATCGCCGCCGCCCCCCGTGACCTACGATGCTCCGCCGCCCACCCCCGGCCGTTGCCGCTCGGCCATCAGGGCTCGGGCCCGCCGCCGCCCTTGAGCCGCCCGCCGCCGCTGCCTGCCCCCCCGCCGCTGCCTGCCCCAACGTCGCGCCAGCTCACCCCCGCCGAGGTGCGCCGGCAGCAGGTGCGCTCCCCTGCGCGCCCCCCATCGCCGTTCCGGGTGCCGCCCCGGCGGCGCTAGTGCTTGACCCCGAGCCGGGTCTCGAGCTCGGCCACGCGGGCCTCGAGAGCGGCGATGCGCTCCATATCCGTGGTGCGCCCCCGCGCTAGTCCATCGGAGATCCGACCGAGCCGGAGTCCATTTGCTCGACCCGCTCCTCGATCCGGGCCACCCGCTCCTCGAGCCCCACGAGGCGCGCATCGATGCTCTCGACTCGTGCCGTGAGTTTGACGACGCTCTGCGCGATGACGGACGACGCTTTTTCGACCGCGCCCATGCGTTGGGAGAGATTCGCGAAACCCCGCGTCCATGTCCGCCGCGAGGGGAGCCAGCTTGCGGTCAAAGAGGGCATCTAGCTTTTGGTCGAGCAGGGCCGCGAGGGCGGCCATTTCGTCAGCGGTCATGGGGTATTTGTACCCCGTCGGGGCCGGGGTAGGCACGCCGATTCGCGCCCGGTCAGGGCCGTTTTCTGCCCCGATCCGACCGCTCTCGGCCCTCGCCGGCAGGGGTGTCAGTCGCCGTTTTCGCGGATCCGCAGGGCCAGGGCGGCGCATTCGATGCAGAGCCGCTCGATCTCGAGTGGCGGGGCCCGCAGAATGATCGCTTGCTCGAGGTCGGAGGCCGTTCGGCTCAAGCTCTTGGATCGGCTGCGCCCGCGGCGCTCGGGCTCGGCGGTTTGCTCGACAACCGGCGCTGCAGAGCCGCTAGCGTGGTCGGCGAGAGCCCGGGCTCATCGGGTGCGGAGGTGACGACCACGTCCTGCCGCGGCGCTGGGCCCGATTTGCGGGGCGGTGGGCGGGTCACGGCCGTTTGCTGCCCCGATCCCATCGCGGCAAAGACGGGCAGGCCGCGCTCATGCCGGCGCGCGAGGATTTGCTCGATCACGCTCTCGGGCAAAGGGGCGGGCTCCCGGAACGGGCCCCACTCGTAGGCGCCGAACGCGCTTCGACTGGGCGCCACGTGCACCTTGCCGCGCGCATACCAGAGATCGACCCCGGACTCGTGCACGCTGCCGAGCGCGCGCACCCAGTTCCCTAGCGGGGTGTACGCGGGCACGGTGAAAAAGTAGTGTCCGCCCCTCGGGCTCTTCTGCGTGAGCGTGTCCGGCAGCCCCGGCAGCCAATAGTGCACGCCCTCGGGCCCATCGACGTCGAGGCAGCAGAGCCAGTCATCGGCGCCCCCCCAGGGCCCGAGCGCGAGCGCGATGTTGTCGTGTGCGTCGAAGTCGTCCGCGCAGAACTCGTGTCCATCCTTCCAGATGCCATCGATCTCGTATTTCTCGTGCTTGCCCGCGTTACAGGGTTTGCCCGTGCGCGGGTGAATGCCCCCACAACGGCACCTGAGGTCATCGTGCACGCCGTGACACGGGATGACACGAAAGCCGAGATCGAGATACTGCCGCGCCGCGTCGCGCACGCCCTCGAATTTCACCGAGGCCCAGGCTCGACTTTGAGCTCGACGTAGATTTCGCAGAGCGCGAGCGAGAGCCGTTCGAGCGCGGCATCAGGGCGGGCCAGTCTTCGGCGCGCGGCAAGGTGACTTGCGCGATGAGCCGCTGTGCCTCGACGACCGCGAGCGTGGCTTGCTGCGAGAGATTTTTTTGCAGCATGGCGCCGGCCAGGTCGGCGGCGGGGCGTTCGTTACGGTGCCAATCCCAAAACCTGCGGAGGGTCTTCATGCCCGCGATTATGCGAGCGCCCGCTCCCGGGAGTTTCGATGCGCCTGCAGCCACTGAAACGCCTCGAGGGCGCTGCCCACCACCACGACGGGATGACGGCGCCAGGCGTGGTGCCAGGCGACCTGGGCGGGCGTGAGCTCGCCCCTGCGCCTGCCCGGGCTCGGCGCCTTGCACTCGACGAGCACGAGCTCCCCCCAGGGGCAGCCGACGAGCAAATCCGGCACGCCCCCCCCTACGGTGGCCAGGATTTGCACGAGATAGCCGGCAGCCCGGAGCGCGGTGACTATCGCGGCTTGGGTGGCGTCGGTCTTGGCTCGGGCTCGCACGTGCCCGGAGTATGCGAGGCGCGCGCCCGGTCGAGCGCGATACGGATTTTGGATGCCGAGCACTAGAGCGACGGCGACGGCGGACTCGATTGCAGCGTGCGAGTACATTACTGCGCGCTCCCGGGCAGCTCGATATTGCCGTATTCGGGCGCGGAGGCGACGGGCGCGGGGGTCTTCTGGCCCTTGCCGGGCAGCTTCACTCGCTGCCCCTCGGGGGTGCCCGCGGGCACGGGGGAAGGCGCGGCAATCTGCGCCGGCTCGCCCGTGGTATCGATCGCGTCGGAGACGTCGCCGTCGACCGCGCCATAGGTGCCGCCGACGAGGCGCTGATAGATGCGGTAGTACATCTTGCGTTGCGCCTTGCCGAGGATCGCGTCGGCGCCCATGCCACCGTTGACGCGCACCGGAATGCGCTGATCGGTCACCTGCTCGCCTTCCTTCACGTATTGGCACACGATGCTACCGGGCTCACCGTTCAGGCGCCAGGTCGCGGTGTACGGCACGAGCGCGCCCCCTTTGTCTTGCGAGAGCGACGGCACGCCGGGCTGCATGACGAGGTGAGAGAGCCCGGGGAACTCCTGAACCACGCGCTCGAAACCGCCGCGCGTGACGTAGAACGAACCGGAGATGATATTGAACTCGTTGCCCACCACGCGAAAGCCACGAAGCAATGCCTCGATCACACAATCGCGCACGACGGGCAGGGGGTACGGCGTTGCCTCGCGGTCGCGGTCGGTCACAAACCCGAGCTTGCTGCCGACTAGTGGCATGATGACGCTCGTCATGAACTGGTCGCTCAAGGCCTCGCGCAGCGCGCGAATGCCCTGCGCCATGCGCACGGCCTGGAGAATCGTGGGGAGTTTGGCGATACCGCTGACGCCGTAGTCGGCGAGCGCGGTCTCGATCTTCTGCGAGACGACTTCGATTGCTTCGTTGCTTGCCATTTTATGCCCTTTTTCTGACGAGTCGCGACTCTTGGGTGGTTTCGACGGCGCCGGCCTCTTCGAGCGCGGCGCGGAGTTTGCGGATCGTTGCTTGGCCTTGCCCGTGGCTCGCCTTGCTGGCGACGACCTTTTCGGCCTTGGCGGCGCTGATGCCGACGACCTGCTCGAAATCGTCGTCATCGAAACCGGCAGCGGTGAGCACGGGGAAGGCTTGGATGACTTTCAAGTGGCGCCGGCTCGTGTGTTTGCAGTGTGAGACGCTGCGCACTTCCTACGATATCACCTTTTGCCTCGACCAGCTCGCGCATGCGGTCGCGAATGTTGGCCGTCAACTCGTGCACCAAATCGGCCGACGCTAGTAGCGCGAGCAGTGTGTCCGGCGGGAGCGTCTCGAGCAGGTTCGTATCGGTTGCGTATTCGGTGAGCTCGCCCCCGAGGAACGCGGCCACGTCGCGCCGGACCAAGGCGTGACGGGCCGGGCACTCGTGCGAGCGCGGGCAGTAGCGGCAGTGCGAGCCCGGGCGGAACGTGCCGTTCCACCGGATGACGTCCTGTTCGAGCCGGCGCAGGTACGCGGGCAGCTCGGCGCGAGCGAGCGTGTAGTGCTCGTATTCGTTGTCACGGATCCAGATGACCCCGGCCGTGGCCTCGTCGAGGCTCGGATCGCCGATCAAGGCCAGGGCGCAGTAGCCGAGCAACTGCTCTCGGTGGTCCTGATCGAGGCGCCCCGATTTCCAGTCACCGATATGCACGGTGCAAAGACTCCGGCCGAGCACGTCGGCCGTGCCCGTTAGGATTGTGCCATCGGGCAGGGTCACCCCGAGCGGCACCTCGGTGCTCGCGCCCGGGAAGCTGTTGCGCAGGCCATCGCGCCACATTTTTTGGCGAGGCCGACCAAGGCCCGCAAGTCGTCCGCGCTCACGCCATGCCGGCGAGCCACCTCGGGCACGGCATCCAGTCGGCCTGGCCCGTGCGCGGCAACGTGCGCAGGCACTCGTGCACCCCCGAGCCGAGCTCTGCCGGCGCGTTGGTGGGGTTGATGGCGAGCTCGCCCCCCCGGACCGAGCCGCCGCAGAGGAACGCGAGCGGGAGCGCACTGCAGCGCAGGGATAGGCTCACTCGCCGCCTCGGCCGCTTCGGGCCCGTACCAGATCCCATCACAGGCGCCCGGGCTCGGATGCGGTCTTGCAAGCGCTGCATCCCAGCCCGCCTGGACGCCTGAAACTCTGCGCGGATGTGTCCGGCGAGCTGGCTCGGCCAGTGCTCCACGCCGAGCTCTTCCATGCTGCCGGTTCTGCCCACTCGGCGACGGCGCCTCGGGCGCTCTTGCCGTGCCCGCGCGTCTGGCTGATGCCGGCGCCGTCCTCGGTCGGGTCCGTAGCACCGCGAGCGAGTGGCCTCGAACGTGTCGTGGTACACGTGCGAGACGACGCCCGGAGCGCCGCAGTCGAGGCAGGGCATCGCGGCTTGGATTTCGAACGACATGGCGGGGGTTCCTCGGCAGTGGGGGCAGTGGGGTGGAGAGCAGGGTCAGCGCCGGCACGAGTGCGACGCGCGCGCGCAGGGTGGCGAGCTGGGCGCGGTAGGATTCGGTGTGGCAGGTGTGCCGCCGGTTTGTTCGAGGTGCAGCTCGCCAGAGCTCGACGAAAGCGTCGAGGCACGTGCGCGCGTCGCGCCGATCGATGGCGGCGATCAGAATGTCCCGCTGCGCTCGAACGCCTCGCAGGCGCGCTTGACGCGCAGGAGTTTGAGAGCGCCCGAGCTTCACTTGCCCCCCCAGACGGTTTCCGACGGGCCGACGCCCGCGAGGTCGAGGCGAGGACCAGCACGGGCCCGCTCGGGCCGTCCACGAGCCGCACCTCTTCCACGTCAGAGTCGCACTCGGCGCGGTGATCCAGGTGGTGATCTCGGGGTTGCCCGGGATGAGCTTCAAGAGCTCGAGCAATTGGGTCTTTTTCATGGTGTCTCCTTTGAGGCCTCGGCGAGGCCTCGTCGATCTGGCGTTGCAGGGCTCTTGAGCTCAGCGTGCAGCTCGGCGACCGCGCTCTCGGGTGGTTTGAATGGGCGGCGCAGCTCGGTTTCGATCGCGGCGCGCCGGTCGAGCAGCTCTTGGAAGATCTCGGCGGCGCACTGGGCCTCCAGCTCGCAGAGGCGGGCATACCGGCTGGCGATGAGCGCTTGGCCGTGCGGGGTGTTGGCCTCGCCGTCCTCGCAGGCCTCTTCGTGGGTCGGCCCGCGCTTGGCTGCGGGCGTCGAGTAGGGCTTGGAATGGGTCCGCCAGGCGTGGGGTCGAATGCCTCTTTCAGCGTCGCTCGGCCATCGGCCGAGGCCATTAGCCCGACCAGCCCGGCCACGAACGGGGTCACCGGCTCGACCAAGCTTTCGGGCAGGCGTGATCGCGTTTGTGTCCAGCTTGACGACGTAGCCCGGGCCCTCAAAAGCCGTCGGTGTCGCGCAACTGCCTTGATCACGGTCCCGGCGACGCGCTTGCCGGCGATCGTCACCAAGCAATCCTGCCCGGCCCTGTAGTGTTTTGTTTGTCATTGGGGTGACCTCCTTAGGTATACAGACTAGCCTAAACTATACTGTATACAATCGGGGTCTGACCTCACCCGTCCGGTTTTCGGGCAGGCGTTTCAGGGGGGCGCGTTCAGTAGCCCAGGTGGAGGCAGCTCCCATGCGAGTCGAGCCACTGCCGGAACCTGTCCTTTTCCAATGGCCGCAGTCCGCTCCACCCGATCGGCCACAATCATCAGCCATTCGATGCGCTCGGTCTCGGATTGTGCCCATACTTTCGACTTCTGCTCTCACGGTCTGAGTGCACTTCGGAGCGCGTTCTCCGCCGTTGTGCTTTGGTCATATGTCGGCCGACCGCCCCAGCCTTCCAGGTGCGCCCGCGGCGTGTGCCACGATCCAGATTCCGTCTCGCTTGTGGGGGGCGCCAACGTGGCGAGCTCCCAGCACATCCCATCGCGCATGATACCCGAGCGCGGCCAGGTCACCGAGCACGACGCCAAGCCTCGAGAGTAGTGAGATCTGGGCTGTTTTCCACGAACGCGAAGCGGGTCGTACTTCGCCAATGATGCGAGCAAACTCAGTCCAGAGCCCGGATGCGCTCCCCCGTGATTCCGACGGCGGGTTCCGACGCTACTGATGTCCAGACAGGGGAAGCCGCCGCTGATGACATCGACGTGCCCTCGCCAGGGCTTGCCATCAAAGGTGGTGACGTCATCCCAGATGGGGAAGGGCTCGAGCAACCCGTCCCGTTGCCGGGCGAGCAGCACGCTGCGGCAGTAGGGATTAATCTCGACAGCGCACACGGTGCGCCATCCAAGCAAGCGCCCTCCCAGGATGCCGCCGCCCGCTCCTGCAAATAGTGCCAGCTCACGCATGAGCGCCCCCAGGCCGCCGCCGATCCCAGATGACGACCAGACACCCGAACGGGGGTTTTTGCTCGTGCGGTTGCCGATCTCGGTGCCGTGGTACAGGAACGGGCGCCGCTTCGGCAGATTGCGGGTGGTGAGGATCGAGCCGGGCGGTCACGGTAGGGCTCGATCAGGTTTTGCCAAAAGGGCTGCTCGGCGCGGTTGTTCGGCAGCAGCATCACGACCGTGGACGCGCTCTCATCCCAGCCTTCTGCACCCAGGGGCGCACGCCACTAAAAGGCGGGTTGACCCACACGGTGTCGTGCAGCCACGGCGTAGAGAGCCCGTCACTCGGCATCGAAAAGAAGGGCGCCGCCTCGCCCGGGCGCCGCTCATAGCTGCCCGTCAGCGTGCAGTAGCGATCGCACTTGGTGTTGTGATGGTTCGCTGCCGCGTCGAGCGTGAAACGAAACTCCGCATGCAGCGGCACCCAGATGCAGGGCGGCGTCTCGCGGTCGTCGATGGCGTCGTCGACGCCGCGCTTTTTGGTGCTGTTCGGGTGGTTGCGAGGGATGAAGCCAGGGTGCATCAGCGGATCCTGTTGCTAACGGTGTAGAAAAACCCGGCGCTGAGATTCAGCGCCAAAAACACGCCGAAGGGCCCCAGCCGGCGACCCACCAAACGAAGGCGATCGATCCGAAGTGAGCGGCGAGCCCGAGCAAGGTGCACAAGGCCTTCATTAGAAGCCCTCCCGGTCGAGGTCGGCCTCGATCTCGTAGAGACCCTGCTCGAGCTGTTTCTGCCGCAGCGCGCGCCGCCGTTCCACGAAGACAAACGAGCTGCGCTTGTCGAGCGCCGAGCACTCGGGACAGAAGCGCGTGCGCCGGTCGCGCGCCGCAAAATGTTTGCCGCACCCCGGATAGGTGGGCGTGCCGTCGCACGGTAGCAGATGCATCGCGTGCGTCATCGCGTGGCCCCCCCGCGCTCGCGCTGCCGCTCGGTCACGGCCAAGCGGCACGGCTCGCAGTGCAGGCTCACGTGCCAGTCGCAGACTTCTTTGCAGCGCCAGCAATGCAGCATGTTGTCGGCGTCGATGAGGCCCTTGCTCTGGGCCATGGCCAGGGGCATCGCGGTCGAGCACCCGACGATCTCGCGCACGGGGGCGGGTCGTCATGACGGCGCCCCCTCGCCCTGTTGCAGCTGGCGCTCGAGGTCGAGCAAATGCTGCTGCGCCTCCCGCCATGCCGTGAACCGCGAGTGATAGCCCCAGCACACGAGCAGGTGCGTCCCGTAGGCGTGCCCCTCGCAGCTGAACGCCTTGCGTCGCAGCGCTTCGAGCTCGGCGACGCGCGCGCGCATCTGCTCGATCTGCACGGCCAGATGTTCCGTCATTGCCATGTCTTCCTCCACGGGTTGCACTGCATCGCGAGGCGCGCGACGCGGTAGTACAGGGGCGACTCTGCGGCGCCGTGCGCCTCGAGCCGGGCCATCAGAAACAGGCAGGCTCGCAAGAGCCACCGGCGCGGGACGTCGAGCGGCCGCGTCGTCATGGCTCACACTTCCGCAGTGGCCGGAGCATCGCCCCGATGGGAGAGCCCTCGAGCACTCGGCGCGAAAAGTCGGTCGAGCGCTTCAGTTGCCAGCTCTGCTGCTCGGCCTCTTCGCGTGCTCGGTCGATGAGCTCGCGCAATGGGCGGTCGGCCCAGCCCACGGCCTCGTATTCGCTCGGCGTGAGCCGGCGCGGTTGGAGTTCGGTGCGGATGCTTTCGAGCTGCTCGATCAGGTCTTCATTTGTTTTCAAGGCTCATCGTCTCCTCGCGCGAAACTGCGCGCGTGTCTCTGCATCGCTCAATTGAATCGGCGCGCGCGGAACGCGGCCGAAGCCCATGGGCACGCCCATCTGCTCGCATGCGACTCGAATCTCGAGCGCCTCGTCGGCCTCGAAAGAGTCGGAGTAAACGCTGCCGTATTCGCGAAACCAGTGCGACCAATTGTTGAACCGTCGCTCCGTCTCGCGTCGTGGTCCGCGGCTCACCCGCTGCCCCCTGGCTTGCCTGCCGCGCGTTTGGCTCGCACGAGCAGACTCATTTTCTGCCCGAGCAACACCTCGGCTTGCTTGAGCCCGAGGGTATCGATCACGTCGCTCCGATCGATCTCGCGCACGATGGCGTCGAGGTCGAGGCCGTGGAGTTTGGCAAAAGCCCGGTGCTTCCCCGTTGGCTCTAGGACGGGCCGTGCGGCGCCACCCCTACGAGACCCGCCCGAGCCGCCGCTCGTCGATCCTGCGCGATGGACGGCTTGGGATTGGGCCGTCTCGTGCCACACCTTCCACGTCGGCAGCTGGCGCAGCACGTAATCATCCCGATCGAAGACGCCGCGCCGCCCCCCGATGGGCCCGTTGCGCAGGTCTGCGATGCGCTGGTCGACGACCTCGCGCGGCAAGCCCGATCTCCGCTGCTCGGGCGTAGAGCTCGGGCGCGGCTCCCAGCCGTCGAGCGAGCGATGCACGACGCGCTGCCCGCGCGCTTCGGGGAGCGCTCCCGAAACCTGCCGGGCCAGGGCCTCGCCGAACGCCGCGAGCCCCTCGTCGGTATCGGCCTTGATGCGCGCCCGGTCGGCGGCGAGCGTCGCCTCGGTCCGGGTGGATCCGCTCTGATCAGGATCTTCTAAAGACTGATCAGGATCAGAAAGAGAAGAAGAGAGAGAGGGCGATCTCCAAGAATTATCTAGGCTAGATGAGACTAGATTCGGATCTCTAGTTTTAGATGCATCGCGATGACGGTAGTACCACTCGCGTTTGGACTCTCGCGCGAGCTCGACTCTCGCGGTCTCGCGGTACGCCGAATAGTTGAGTAACCTCCAGCCACCTTTGGTCTTTTCAATCTTTCGCCCTTCGTGCTCCTCGGTGCGCGAGTAGCGGTCGGGAGCGAGAAATAGCGCGAGCGCCTCCTCGCACTCTTCGAGAGTGACGACGGCAGCAGCGGCGAGGCCCGGCACGCTCGCGTGCACGTGGCCCTTGCTGTCCGCCATGAACAGCAGCGCCATCCAGACGCAGCGGATCATGTGTAGGCGCGGGTGGGGTGTCGTCCATACGCTCGACGTGAGGATGGAGCGATAGACTTTCGTGAACGGAATCCCGGTCAGATCCAAGGCAAACCTCGACTGTGCCCGGCACGTCATGCGCCGGGGAAAGGCGTATCGGAGATACGCTTTTGACTTCTAACGGCCGCGCGTCTTGCGCAGCGGGGAGCTAATCCAGTTGCCGTAGAGGCGCGTGTTGCGCGTCGGCGGCGATGCGGTCGTCTCCATGCGGTGGCACGCCTCTACGGGGTGCCCGTCGTCGTCCACGCAGGTCATGCACACCCGGTACGGCCTGCCCTTGCCGCTCATCACATCGAGCAAGACCTCGCCGCCGCAAAGAGGACACATCCACCGATGGATGTAGTTGCGACGGCGGATCGCACGCGGCATGGGTCACCATTTCTCGCGCGAGAGCGAGGGAGCGCGCCCACCGTTGAGCAAGAGCTCGAGTGCCAAGATGGTCCTCACCGATTCATTCGATGCCGGCAGGCGGCGAGGCGCAGGGCTCGCGCCGCAGTCGTCCGCGACGGCCCTGCTCTGCAGCGTGAGCGGCTCTCGCGCGGGCTCGCGCACGCGCACTGGGTCCGTCCTGCCCATCCACCACGGGCGGCCTCGATAGTTCGCCATCAATTGAAGTTCTCCGGAAGTGTGATCCATCTGAAACCCCCAGCCCTGCCCAACCGCGCCTTGCCTAACCCCGCCCAGCCTCGCCCTGGTGTCATCCCCTGCCGAGCCCAGCCTGACCCGGCCGAGCCCTGCCAAGCCGCGCCCTGCCCTGAGTGTCTCCCTGCCTCGCCGCGCCATGCCAAGCCCAGCCTCGCCTTGGTGTCTCCCTGCCTAGCCATGCCCCGCCCCGCCTGGCCAGGCCCGGCGCAGCCCGGCGCCGCCCCGCCATGCCCCGCCCAGGTGTCTCCCTGCCTCGCCCCGCCGAGCCAAGCCTAGCCAGGCCCAGGTGTCTCCCTGCCTTAGCCCCGCCACGCCCGGCCCGACCCAGCCTAGCCGCGCCCAGCCCTGGGGCAGCCTAGTTGAGCTCGACGGAGAAGCGGCCGAAGCGCGGGCGATAGTCGCCGACGCCGATCGTCGCTCCTGCGATCTTGAGCGCTGACACGACGTCGTCACAGCTAATCACGGGCTCGTTCACGTCGAGGCGAACGGCCACGCTCCACCGGTCAAAGCGGGGTCTGGCGCGCATCACCTTGGCGGCCTGATTGCGCACGCCACGATAGTCGAGAAAGCGCCCGGACTCCCACATGCTCTCGAGCGTGGTGGGGCCATCGTATTCGAGCGGGAAGCTAGAGCAGACGGGAAAGACGCCGCTCTGCGCTTGTTTGCCGAGCTTGTTCTTTCGCGCGCCCTCTTTGACGGCGGCCAGGATCCAGTCTACCGGCACCACGGGGCGGTCCTCCTCGCGGTGCATGCCGAGGGTCCACTCGCTCTTTTTGAGCGCCTCGAGATCGGCCTCGGTCTTGCGCCGCTTGGTGGTCAGTTGCTTGTGCACGCGCACGAGCGGATTCATTGCGTCGACGAGCACCTCGTTGTGTTGCAACAGGGGTGCGATGCCGACGAGGCGGCACTGTAGGGTGGTGAGTAAATTCATTTGCGGATGACTTCCTTTGCTTCGGGTAAACGTCGCTCGGTCAAGTTGGTGAGGGCCGCGCCCTGGGCAATGGCGTGACGCTGCAGGACCATCTGCTCGAGGTCGGCGCGCTTGCGGTCGAGGCTCGACAAACGGCTGGTGTCGATCTCGCTGCCCCGCGTCGCGTGCCGCATGCTCGCTTTGGTCGAGCCCTCGGCAAACCGCACCCGGCGCCGGAGCGCGTCCATCTCGCCGATGACCGAGAGCATGCCGTCCTGGGCGACGATGCGCCCGGTCAGGCGCGGATCGAGCGTCTCGAGCTTCTCCCGCAGGCGCCGCAGGTCGGCCTTGCACGGCGGGCGCCCGAAGAGCGCGAGCAGCTCGGGCGGGGTAATCGTCGAGCCCGTGTCGAGGTTGGCCACGCCGGGATAGTCCGGGACGAAGCGGGCGACGCTCACCGCGCACTCCGCTTGCGGCGCTCGACGAGGAGCTGGGTGACGTTGGACCCGGTCTCACGGGACCTCGCGAGCAGCGCCCAGTCACGCGAGACCCGCGCGAGCAGCTCGGGCTCACGCGCGGCCAGTACGAGCTCGACGAGGCGCGCATAATTGGCCTCGGTGAGGGACGAGACTGGCAAGGCCTCGGCGTCGTCCTGCTCGCTCGTGTGCGTTCGCGTGCACGAGGCGCGTGACGGGTCCCGTTCGTGCGTCGACAGGGCAATTGTAGCCGAATTTCTAATTCGCTGGTCCCCCGTTCGAATCGGGGCGGGCGTACCCTCTGAAAGGTCTCGATTCATGCTGGTTTCCTCATTTTCGGTCGAGTCGTCGAAAACGCCGGTAGCCACCCTGGTAGCCACCCTATTTTGCCCGTCCGGGCCGAGGGGCGAGGGGGTCTCGTGAAGAGCCAACTGAGCACCGGCGACCTCTGCCGCCTGCGCGATCTCGCCCTCGAGACCGGCGAGACCGACCTCGCCGAGACCCTCGGAAAAATGATCGCCGAGCGGGGCCGAGCCCCGGGCCCGATCGCTCCCGTCCTCGAGCTGCGGCCGGGCCGCGGGGGGCAGGGCAGCGGCCGCGGGCAGTGATGCCGGCAGGGATGCCGGGGCCTCGAGCCCGAGGGCCACGTCGAGCCCGAGCGCCACGTCGAGCGGCAGCCAGTCGCGTAGCGCGAGCTTGGCCACCCGAGGCCGGCGGTAGCGGGCGATCATCTGGCTCGTGGTGTGACCGGTCCGCTCGCGGATCCATTCCTCGCTCCGGCCATTGGCGAGCGCAAAGGTGATGAAGCTCGCGCGGCAGTCGTGGAACTCGACCGGGCGCTGATGCGCGGAGGTCTCGAAGAGCTGAGCGCGGGCGGTCTTGCCGAGCGCGGTCTCGAGGTGCTTGCGAAAGCGCTTGGCGATCGTGTCGGGGTGCCACTGGGGGAAGATGCAGGCGCTCTCGGGCACCGTAGCCCCCGGCTCGTCCTCGGCCCGGGCGTGGCGCTCGTCGGCGATGGCTTTCAAGGCGCGCAGGGCCCGCACACACCCCGGGTCGAGGTCGAAGGCGACGGGCTTGCCCGTCTTGCTATCGGGCACCCAGACCTGACCGTCGATAAAGTCGATGTCTTGCCAGCGCAGGTCGAGGAAGTTTTGCTTTCGGCAACCGTTGCGGATTGAAAACCCGTAGAAGGCCCGATCGAAGAGGTCTATCTCGGCGCAGGCCAGGAGCTGCGCGTCCTCGCGGGGGTAGATGAGCTGAAACTCGCGCGAGCTCTTGACCGTCGGCAGGCAGCCCGCCGACAGGGGGAAGTCCGTGCGCACGCGCAGGTTGATGGCGCGCCGCAGGAGCCAGCTCATCACCTGGGCCATGGAGCGCCGGGAGGAATCGCTGTCGGCGCTATCGGGAATGGCGGCCATCACGGCCTCGAAGTGGTCGAGCGAAAAGTCCCGCATGAGCACGGGCCCGACCACGCTCGCCACGAACTCGATCCGGCGCTGGTCGCCGTCTTGGGTTTTCTGCTTTCGCGCGCGGATCTTGTGCATGCCCCGGAAGCGCTTGAACAGGCGCCCGCTCGTCCACTCTTCTCCAAACTCGCGGAACGTCATCCCCGCGTAGCCCTTCGGCTTGTCTTCGGCGATGGGCTCGGCGCACACCCTGCGGATCCCATCGGCCACGGCCTCGAAGTCGTCGCCGGCTGCGGCCAGCATCACGAGCGAGGGCTTGGCCTCGACGAGGCGCCCGGTTTTCACGAGCAAGCGGGCGATGTCGGTCATGGTGCCGAGGCGCGCGCGGAACGTGGGCTCGTCGGGAGCGACCACGGCAAAGCTCGGGCGGTTGCCGTCGCCGATACGGATTTGAACCAAGTACTTGCCGTCTGCCGTTCGCTTCATGGTCGTTATTTTCCTCGGATGCGGCGCAGCTTTTCCGCCGTCGCCTCCGCCACCGTCGCATGCCGGCCGGGGGGTGGGGTAGCTGGGCCCCCGTTCCGTGTATCGGGCCTGGCCGTGCCGCACTTGCGCAGGCCGGGCTTGGCGACGCTGGTCATTTCTTCCCAGAGCGCCTCGCGAGTGAGTAGATAGCGCCGCCCCTTGACAGAAGCCCCCGGCTTGCCTTCTGCCCGCCGCCGCCGGACGGCTTGGCAGTGCTGGCGCACCGTCAAGTCGCTGTGATGCTGGTCTAGCCAGCCCGGCTCGGCAGCGCCGTCGCCTTCTGCGGCGCGCCCCGCAATCGCCTCGACGATGGCTGAAAACGCGCGCGCCAGCTCTACGAGATCACCCGCTGCACCCTTCATGGGCTCCACCCTTTTCTCCGGAACGTCCATGTTCCGATTAGGTGACTTTTTTAGAGAGTCTGTTCTAAGGTAGCCAGGGCAATCTGCAGCGAGGCACGTCTTTGGTGAGCGAGTGTAACAGCAACGGGGGGGGGGGGGGCTGGCAACCCACAGATACAGGTGCGCCGAATCTGTACTGTGCATCAGGGTCTATACAGTATAGGCTGACGTGCACAGATGGCAAAAAAACCGACCCCGAAGCGCCGCAAGACCAAGGCTCTGCCTCCGCCCGAGAAAAGGAAGGCAGTGACGACCAAGCGGTTGCAAATCAAGTCTGTAAAATCAAAACGACCATACCCGGTTCGCGCGCGCGAGGAGCCGGCGACGCAGCTGCCGACCGCAACCCAGATGGCAGCGCTCGAGGCGTTTGCGAAACTCTGCGACGAGCTCGGCCGGGACCCGTCGGTACGCGAGCTGTCGGCGAGGCTCGGGCTGTCGGCGCTCGGGGCGCAGCAGCATCTCGTGCAGCTGACGCTGAAGGGGTGTCTGGAAGAGGAGAAAGAGCTCGTGACGGTGGGGCGCAAGCTGACGCCGCTCGGCAAGAAGTGGTTGGCCATGCCGCGCTAGTTCGCTGCGTCGACGGCCTCGGCGGCACCCGTGCGGAGGTGCAAGAGGTTTACGATTGGTTTGAACTCGGCGAGCGCGAGGGCTTCATCACCCATTCCGCACGGGTGGTGGCGTGGATGCGCGGACACGACGCCGTGCGCTATCCTCACCTCTGCCAGTGTCGAGCCGCTGACCCAGGGTGCATTTATGCCGTCTGCAATCAGACGGGCGTGTGCCTCTACCCCGAGGCGGACGGCTCGCGCTGCTCGCTCATCATGCGGGGTGAGCAATGAGCGCGCTAGCGGCCTGCTACGACGGTGCCACGGGACACCGCGCCGAGCTGCGCGCTGCGAGGGCATGGCTCGAACAGGCCGCCGACGGCGAGAGCGTCGATCTCACGCGCGAGGTGGTGCGCTATGGCGCCCATCTGTATCCGCTGCGCTGCGGCGCCGAGCCGCTGATCAACAGGTTCCGCACAGAGTGTTACCAACTCGACGAGCCCGACCTCACGCGCGCAATTGATTGGCGCCCTGACCAGGTGTGCGACGACCTGCAAGGCGCCGTTCTCGGTTGGGAGCGCTGCGAAGAGGGCCCCCGCCCGCGTGCTGCGGTGCAGGAGATTTTGCGCGGGTGGTGGCCCAACCGGTGCGAGGACTTCCCCGACGAGACCCCCGAAACGCTCGGCTGGCTCGGCTGCGCGTGCTGGCAGGAGCGGCCATGATCCAGCTCATCGTCAGCGGCTCGCGGGACGCCACCGAGGAGGACGCTAAGGTCATTTGGCGCGAGCTCGACCTCATCCACGCAAACGAGCCGGTCGAGCTGCTCATCGAAGGCGGCGCGCGTGGCGTTGACCGTCTCGCGGCGCTTTGGGCACGCAGCCGCGGTGTGCTGAGCGTGCGAGTCGAGGCGGACTGGTGGCAACACGGCAAAGCCGCGGGCCACATGCGAAACGCCGAGATGCTGAGGCTTTACCCCGAGGCGCGCGTGCTCGCGTTCCCGAAGGGCGAGAGCCCGGGCACGCGAAACTGCATCGCCCAAGCGCGCAAGCTCGGGCGCGAGCCTCGCGTCGTGGAGCTGAAGCGATGACGCGCGTGGTGAATCTGCGCCGCGAATCGTTCGACGTATATATCGGGCGCGCGGGCAACGGCCAAGATGGCTATTTCGGCAATCCGTTCCGCATGGAACGCCCTCACGCCGGAGAGCGCAGTCGTGCCGTGGAAAAGTATCGCGAGTGGTTCCTCGAACGAATCGAGCGCGACCCGGAGTTTCGCCGCCGGGTGCTCGAACTTCGCGACAAGGCGCTCGGGTGCTTCTGTAAGCCGCAGGCGTGCCACGGCGACGTGATTGTCGAGTGGCTGGAGAAACAGCCATGAGAGACCCGGCACGCATCGATCGCATTTTGAAGCTGCTCGAGCAGCGCTGGAAAGAGCAGCCCGATCAGCGGCTCGGGCAGCTCGTGACAAACTTCTCGACGTACGTAGATGACGCCGGATGGGCTCACGAGATCGACGTCTTCAATCGTGAGGATGACGAGATCGAGGCCTCGCTCGCCCGCGGCTGGGAGCGGCTCAAGTGAGCTATGCGCGCTGGGGTGAGGACGGCTCCGACGTCTACGTGATCGGGACGCTCATGGGCGAGTGGTGGTGCGTGCAGTGCAAACACGAGGGCGCCATCGCGCACACCCCCGCCGAGATGATCGTGCACCTTCAGATACACCGGAACCGCGGCGACACGGTGCCTGAGCGCGCCTTTGAACGGCTGCAAGAGGAGAGCGAGCAATGAGCAACGCGAAGCGAAGGCATCGGCGCCGCTACCGGCGAGCTCACGACCGCACGGTTGCGCTGCAGATTGCCAAGTGGAAGCGGCAGGGCCTCTGGGAGATTCAGAACATCTACGGCGACGGCGGGCGACTGCACATCCTGCGCGGCGGATTCGGGGTATTTTGAGCAACGCCAAGCGCAGGCATCGACGGCGGCGGCGGCTGGCAAGGCCACGTGCGCCAGGTGCTGCTGCGGGCGGTCGAGAAATACCGCGGCACGCACGTCGGCTCACTGTTGGATGATATGTTCGAGGAACTCGGCGAGCGTGAAGAGCTGCACGCGCTCATCATTGAAAAGTGGGGGGCACCTGTTTTGACGCTCACCGAGCACATCACGAGCGCGGAACTCGCCGCGCACCGGCAGCGAATGGCGCGGCAGCTGCGCATCTGCAGATTCATGACGAGCGCGCAGGGCGTTTGCGGTTTGTGCGCAGGCGTGGCGGCGCTGTTCGGCGCGTATGGCGTGGCGTGGGCGGGCCTCTGTTGTGTGCTTGCTTGGCACTTGGTTTGGCTCTGCTGGTCGTGGCGAATCGAGCGAGAGCAAGGGCGCGTGATGCTGGCGCTCTTGGCAGACATTGCCGAGCTGAACCGGCAAACTAACGCGCAACTAGGAAAGGCCGAATGAACGCCCCCCCTGAGACAGACGACGTGATGACGCAGTGGATCATCTACTTCAACCCGAGCGATTACCCGGGCAAATACGTCGTGCGCGGCCACGACATCGTGCGCGGCCAGCTCGAGCCCGTAGCGCGCCCACATTGCTTCGTATGCGAGTCGCTCGAAGAGGCGCGGGAGCGCTTGCTGCTCGCGTGGCCGGGCCTGGTTTGTCTCGCCCGGCACCCGAGCGATCCCTTGCCCGTGGTCGAGGTGTGGCTTTGACCGAGCGAAAGCGCGAGATCGAGCGCAAGTTCCGCGAGCGCAAAGACCGGCAAACGGGCCGCGTGTCAGCCTTTACCGAGCCGGTCTACATCGAAATCGGCGCCCGCATGCGCTGGCTCCGGCAACAGCGCGACTGGGATCTCATCTCCGCTGCGGAGCGGATTGGGATCCACAAGAGCACGCTCACGGCATGGGAACTCGCCCGGGGGCGCGTGAGCATCGCCGAACTCGTGCGGGTGGCGCATGTTTACGGCGCGCCGCTCGAGATGTTTCTCGCCGATCTTCGAGTCGAAGACTGCGCAGCCGAGCGAGACGAAACTCGCTTCGCGCAAGCGACAAATCGAGAAGCGCAAAAAGACCGAGGCCGCCAAACGGGCGCGCGCCTCGGGCAAGTCCAAAAAGAAGAAGAAATAGGGTGGACCCGAGCAATGGCCAACAAGACACGCAAGCAATACCTCGAAGCCGAACGCAAGCTCTACGTTCGCCGCTTCTACGAGGCGCGCGAGACGGATCCAAAGCTGACCGCCAGGAGTTTCGCCAACACGATCGGCGTCAACAATACGGTCCTGTCCACCTGGCTCATTCGCTATTCCCATCTCTACGGGGGCGACTCCCGGTCAAAGTCCCATCTCACGCCCGATAAACGAGAGGCAGTGCTCGAAGTCATGAAAAAGGAAAAACCCATGAGCGAGATCGCCAAGTCCCGCGGCGTGACCCTGCCCACCCTGCAAGGCTGGGCCATGCGCTACGGCGACCGGATCCGCACCGAGATGGGCATCAGCACGCCGAGCGAGCCGAGCGAGAGCGACACGAGCAAGACGATGGTCAGCTCCGGGCAGCCCCCCTCCGCGACGCTCAGCAAGTACGGCAAAAAGATGGGCAGGCCCACCAACGCCGAGATGGCGGCGCGCAAAGACGCCTGGCGCGAGCAGGCGGGCCTCGCCAAGGCTCCGGCCGAGCCCGAGGGGCGCGCGTTTCTCGACCGCAGCGAACGCACGGAGCGGCAGCGCGAGTTCCCGTTCACGGCCGAGCCGGTGCAGCGCGAGGAGCCACGGCCCGAGGCGCGCCCAGAGCCAGCGCCGTTCCCTGCGCAAAGCGCGGCCGACTTCCAGCGCGAGATTACCGCCCGCGCGCTGCGCGAGCGCGACGCGGTGCTCACGACCTTAGAAATCATGATGCGCGAGGGGCGATTGCCCGGGCAGCGCTAACCACCCGAAGGGAATCGAAACCAATGGCTGACAGTCAACGCACACCGAGCAAACCGCCACCGAGTAAGCCCCCGCGAGCAAACCCAAGAGCAGGCGCCCGAAGAGCCAGGGCCCGAAGAGCTCGGCGCAGCTCTCCCTCGTGGCCGGCAGCGGCTACACCTACCCCGTGCAGCCCGAGGCCTACGGCTTCCAAGTGCGGGCCGCCGACAAGATATGCAAGTTTCTCGCGCAAGGCGCCGACACGTGCCTCGTGAGCCCGACTGGCTCGGGTAAGACCGTCATCGCCGGGACGGCCTTGCAGCGCATGGTGCAGCACCTAGCCCGAGCGCAGGCCAAGCCGCTGCGCGCGATCAGCATCTCGCACAGCAACCCGCTTTGCGACCAGTTGGAAGAGCGCCTGTGTCCGTCGTTCACGGTGCAAGGGCTCTTAGAGGGCCACCTACCCGACTATCAGCCCGACTTGGTCATCTGGGATGAGTGCCACCATAGCGAGGGCGACCTCTGGAATACGGTGCGCGGGCTCTTCAAAAAGGCCGTGCTGCTCGGCCTCACCCCGACGCCGCAGCGGAGCGACGGGCGCGCGCTCGGCCTCTTCCAAGAGCTGGTCGTCGCCGCTCATTACTCCGAGCTCATCGACGAGGGCATCATCGTGCCGTGCAAGGTGAGCGGGCCGCAGGCGGTGCACACGGACAAAAAGCCCGACCCGGTGCAGGCGTACCTGGATGCGGGTGAGGGCAAAAAGGGCCTGTTTTTCCTGCCGAACATCGCCGCCGCCGAGGACGCCGCCAAGCAACTGCAGCGCCGCAAGGTCTCCGCCGCGGCCTATCACAGTCACTTGGGCAAGACCGTGCGAAAGGACATGTTTCGCGCGTTTGCGACGGGCGAGCTGCACGTCATCGTCACGTGCTTTGCATTGAGTGAAGGCATCGACGTGCCCGACGCTCATGTCGGCGTGCTCGCTCAGCAGTGCACGGGGTTGTCGCAGTACCTCAATACCGCCGGGCGCATTCTGCGCAGCGCTCCGGGCAAGCGCTTCGCGCACCTCATCGACTTGACGGGCGCGCGCCTCCGTCACGGTAACCCGACGATCGACCGTGACTATTCGCTGCATGGGGCGGGCATCTATCGCAAAAACGACGATATCGACTACGGGGGGCGCGAGTACTCCGGGCGCGAAGAGCTGCCGCAGTACAAGGCCAAGATCGTCGTCTGGGATGACTACAAGTGGCCGACGCAGGACGACAAGCGCCGGCAGCTCTCCTGGCTCAAGCGGCAAGCGGCCCAAGGCGGCTACACCGAAGAGCACGCCGCCCAGGCGTTCAAGATGCTGTTTGGCAGCAAGGGTAACGCGGAGGCAGCGCAATGAGCGGAAAGATACTCAACCCGGAGGCCGTGGGCGACCCCGAGCAAACGCCCATCGTGGAAGTGCCAGACGACCTGGCCGAGATGCTCATCGCCTCTGGCCAGTGCACGGCGCCGTTTGATGAGCGAGATGAGCTGCGACTCGTGGCGCTCGAAGGGCTACGAAACGAGCGCGAGCTGCGCGAGTGCATTCGCCAAGCGGCCGCGCTCTCCCATGATTGGCTCGTCACGATGCATCACGTTCCACAGAAAGACCTGGCGACGGCGATCGTTGAGCATCAGCGCAAGCTGCAGGCCTGGCTCGCGTTGCGCGCGGTGACGTCGGCCATCGCGCTCGAAGCGGCAGACAGGGGGGAGCGGTGACACTCGAGCAGTTTGAAACCGCCTGCGGGAAGACCCTGCTGTTGCTGAAAAACAACCAGCCGCACGACATCGAAATGAAGCCCCGGCGCGTGGAGGTGGACCCAACGCACCCGGACCACCTAGCGTGGTGCTTGATTCAGGCAGCGCTGTTCTACTCGGAAGGGCGCCTAGAGAAAGCCAATCGCTGGCTTGGTTTCGTGCAGGGAGCCATCGCCGCTCAGCGAGGCGCTACCCTAGAAGAGCTCAAGCGCGCCAACATGCCCGAGGACGCCGTGTACGATGCCGAGCGCGTCGGGGGTGAGCCGTGACCGTCGGGCCCTATGACGACCTGCCCCACGTGGGAGGAGTTGGTTCAACTGACGAGCTGGGTCGGGCAGGGCTGCCCGAGCGGGCATCGCGACTATGACGGGCGCGTGATGGTGAAGCGTCTGTATGGGCTGTTGCAGCATTTGCCGCGCTATCTCCCGCATTACGCTTACAGCTCGCCCGAGTGGAGAGCCGAACTCGCGCGCCTCGGTCTGCTGGAGATCAAGCCATGAGCGACTGGGGGGAACGCTACCCGTGGGCGGAGCTGTGCGCGAGCAGTGCGCCCGAGATGTTTGCGGAGGTTTTCCCGCCCGCGCACGGAGTGGGGCCCGGGCCCGTGGGAGAGCGAGCCAGACCTCGTGCGCTTCACCACCCAGGCCGGGCCTCGGGGTCTCATCTGGCGCGCTCCCGTCACGGGCAGCTTGTGCGGCTATGTCGAGGTCAAAGAGGGCCACCCGTTCTTTTGCAAGCACTGGCAACAGCTCGAGGTGCCGATCGAGGCGCACGGCGGGCTCACGTTTTCCGGCACGTTCGACCCCGAGGCGTCGCGGGCTGCCCTGGGCGAATCACGAGTGACTGGCTCGACTCGTGGTGGATCGGGTTTGACTGCGGGCACTTCGATGATCTCATGCCTGCGCTCAATGCTGTGCTGCTCGATCTGCGCCACCCGCGGCACTTGGCCCGGTACGCGATCGACGGCCGCGAGATGCCGCCGCCCGTGCCCGAGTGCTTGCTCGGAGGCCATTACTGGACGATTGACGACGTGCGGGGCGAGGTGGAGGAGCTCGCTGAGCAGCTCGTCGCCGCCGCTAACCCGCACGTGCAGAGCGCGCTCGACGCCGTGCGCGCCGATGAAAGGGAGCAATCATGACCGGTTGGTTTGGCAAGAGTTGGGGAGCGCCCTGCTGCGACCCCGAGACTCACGTTCTGACGCCCGTTGGCTCGATTTGCTGGCGCTGTGATGAGCGCATCGCGAAAGACGATCAGGGCGTTACGATGCCGTTCGTCCCTGCCGAGGGCAGCGTGGATTTTCTGCACGCGCACCTCGACTGCTACCTAAAAACCATCCTGCCGCATGGGCCCGACTGCCCGCACTGCCGAGGAAAAGAGCGAGCGCAGCATCACGAGCGCTGCGCGTACCGGGCGCACGGCGACGATTGCAACTGTGTGGCCTTGGAGGACGTATGATCGACGTCGCAGAACTCGAACCGCGCTGCGATCAGTGCCGCAAGCACGTCGAGCCCGAGGACTTGGAAACGGTGCTCCGCTACTACTGCCGCGACTGCGCCGCCGCCCATGACCTCGACGTGCCGCTCTGCAAGGCGGCGACCGAGAGCATTCTCGCCGAGCTCAAGACGCGCGACCCGTTGGCGCTGATGCTGCTGCTCTTCAACATGTCCAAAGAAGAGCACGGGCCTGTAGCACGGGGCACGCAAGCCTGGCACGTGCGCGGTAAGTCGGTCGAGCTCGGGCCCGCCGCAGCGGAGCCTCACCCGATGGCTGGTAGTGAGGTCAATCAGTATGATGAGCAGCCCGCCGCGCCAGAGCCGGAGACGCCGGAAACAGGTGTGCGAACGGCTCGGAATTGACGTGCCAGCATGGGCAGCGGAGACTCGGGAAAAGGTTTCAGCAGCGCAGCCCGCCGCACCGGAGCCGAGCGGGTTTGAGGCATGGCCTGACGATGCGGTTGCGCTTTGGCAGGATGCGAAGAATGAGTGTAACGCGGCCCATCTGGCGAAGGAGGCCGCCGAATCCCAGCTCGCGGCCATGCGCCGTGTCGTGGAGGACTACGGCGATGACGTGCCGGAGAAGGCAATCTACTTGATTCGCCTTCAGCTCGACATGTCCCGCACCCCCGCCCCGAGCCCCGGCGTTGAGCGCTGTGGCTGCGGGTCTCTGATTCGGGGTGGGCTGTGTGTCCGTACGGGTAACAAGCCCGTCCCGAGCCCCGGCGCTGGGCAGGAGGGCGGCAAGTGAGCGGGTACATTCAGCGGCAGCGCGAGACGATCGCGAAGCTGGTCGAGCAAGCCGAACAACTCCGCTCCGACCTCGCCGCCGTCACGGCCGAGCGGGACGCCTGGCGCGCAGCGATGGGACGTTTTGGCCCGCAGTCACCGGCAGAGGTGGCCGTCTTTCGAGCAGGAGGCTACGCGCGTTGATGCTGAGGTTAGCGCGCACGAGATCGCCCTCGCTGTCGCCGCCGTCAAGGCCGAGCTGGAGACGGTTGGAGCCAGCCGCTTCGATGCGGAGGTGGCACTAGAGCAGGAGAAGCGCGCCCATGCGGAGACACGCCAGACGCTGGAGGCTCGCATCGCGGAACTCGAACGAGAGAACGCTGAGCTCGTCAACGCGGGCGCGGGCACCTCGGAATTTGCCCGCAGCCAGCCCTCCGACGCCTGCGAGATCGTCAACCTGCGCAGCCAGCTCGAAGGGGCGGAGATGGACGTCCACGTGCTGCGCATGGAGCGCGACAACGCCGAGAGCGAGGCCGAGGCGCTCAAGGTCCAACGCGACGACTGGCACAAGCTCGCCGACGAGCGCTCGGCCGAGCTGGTCAGGCTCACCGAAGAGCGCGATCGGCAGATCGCCGATATCACCCGCGAGTGGTCCGCGCACGCGATGACGCGCCAGGAATTGAAGGCCTCGCGTGCCGCGCACGAACAGGCCATGCGCGAGCGCGACGCGGCGCTGGATCTGACCAAAGAAGCCGCCGCGCAGTTGGAAAATCACGCCTTGGCGCTCTGCTCTGAAGACTCCCCCGAAGAGGAGGCCGTCAGCCAGGTGATTGCCCTGCTGCGGGGGCAGCCGTGACCGCGACAGGGCTGGAGGGGAGCGACGACCCCAACGTCGAGACCTGGCTCGCCAAGCTCCACGCCGAGCGCAACAAGTTCACGCGCAGCAACGAGCGCGTGATGGCGCGCATGATTCAAAAGCTGATCAACTGCGGCGAATACCCCGAAGAGTGGAACGGCAAGCCCATCGACGTGCACGCGCGCGTGCGGGGCTGGGGCGCGTACTGGCACCGCTACGACGAGCCCCTGCACTGCCCGCACTGTAACGCCGAATCTGCGCGATACGACCTGGGGCCCGCCAGGCAAGCGCGAGATCGGCCGGAGCGACCTGCGCCTCGACCGCATCGTCGAGTGGCAGTGTCCGGACTGCAAAGGGAGCTGGCCGAGGCCATGATGTGGAGGGGGATTTACTTCGACGTGGTCGACAAGGTCGCGGGGGGCAAGTGCTGGGTGTCACAGTACGAAGAGCACTGGAAGGCCACCCAATACGAGCCCGGCGGGCCGTGGTTCGCGCGGGTGAAAGTGACCGACTGCTACCGCTTCACCGGCCAGGGCAAGACGCCGCAGAAGGCCTTGGATGCGGCCTTAAAGGAAGCGCGCCGGGTGCTCGACTCGCTGCGAACGGGACTGCCGAAGTGAGGCAGCTTTGAGCAATGAACTGAACGCAACAAAAGGGGAAGCCATGATCAAAAAGAAAGCCCACAAGCCCGCCGCCACTCCGACAGCCTTGCCCCTCGCTCGACCGACAAGGCAAGGCGCTCGCCCGAGACGTGCTGACAGAAGCCGAGACCGCCGAGATCCTCGCGGGCGCCCCGGCAGGCATCGCGCCGCGGACGGCAGACAACCCGGCGGGGCTGCTCACGCAAGCCAGGCTCGACGAGCTGCGCCCGATCCCCACCCCCGGCGATCCTGCAGCCTGTCGGCAAGAGAGGCGACAAGGGATTCGTCTGGGAGCTCGATTCCCTTTGGACCGAGCGGGTCGAGCGCATGGCGGCCATCGCGGGACTGAACGCGCAGAGCTATCTCGATTCGCTCCTGCGCCGCGCCTGGGTGGGCATGGACCAGCGGCACCGGGGGGGCATTTGAGCCGCTCGGCTGCGCCCGTCGTGCAGGTCGTCATCCCTGCCGGCTGGGCTCTGGTCGCGGCCGACATGGCCGAAAAGTTCGGCGTCGAGCGTTGGCAGTCGCTCATCGCGGAACTGCAGAAAGATACAGATGTCGACCGCATCCGGGCACTGCTCATCGACTTTACCACCCGGCCGCACCTCGATCAGAAGATGATCGCCTGCGCGCTCGCGCTCGGGAGCAACCTGGTCGTGCGCCTCGACGAGTGGCTCGACGAGGACGACATCGCCATCGTGCCCGGGCCGTCGGGGGTGCTCTCGTGAAGGCGCGCCCGGCGGGCGGTTCATTGATGCTCGACGAGGCGATGGAACAACAGGTCGAGTTGCACGACAAAGAGGCCCTGCTCGCCTACCTACGAGATCGGTTCTACTTCTGGGATGTGACCGAGCAGAACGTCACGATTGCGCCCTACACCGACCGCGTCGACGAGCGGTGCGGCTGGCATACGCACCTGTGCTGCATCGACGGCAAGGCGGCGCTCTTCACGGACGGGCCCATGGAGGGGGTGCCCCTGCCAGCGGGCTTCAAGGGCCCGCCCCGCCTCATCTATTGAGCACTGCCATGAGTGAAACCCCCAAGCGACGAATCGAGCGGTTCCTGCACTGCGCCAATTGCGCGCCGAAAAAGCCCGCAAATCAGTCGATGTCCGAGTGGGTGCGCATCGACGCGGGGCTCACGGCCGACGGCTTCCAGGTTTGGTGCAAGCGTTGCCGCATGGAGATCGTGCATTTTACGCCGGAAGGGCTCGAGTACTTGCTCGAGCAAAAACCGGGCTGCGACTGCTGCCCGGGGGGCAAGCATGTGAGGCAGTGACACCCTCACCCGTTCGGGTCCGTGAAATCGAAGTCGAGCTTTCGTCCGCCCGGGCCCGTGCGCTTTTCCTCGAGCAGCGTGGCCTTGACCGTGCCGTCGAGCAGGTCAGCCATGAATTCCGCGTACAGGTGGGCATCGGTCGGGACCGGGGCCGCGGTGCGGTGCGTAGCGCTTTTTTGCTGCGGCCATATCAGGTCGGCGCCTCGAAGTTCAGCAGCGCGGTTCGTGCTGCCGTGGTGAGAAGGCCTTGGGTCGCGCCGGTCATCTTGCTGCCGAAGATGTAGACATTCGGCCCGATATCCCCGACCCAGGCGTTGGTGCCGTTGGGCTGCTGCCCGCAGATGGTGGCGGTACCGCCGGTGGGTTGCTGCAGGGCCGTCGCCACGGCAGCGGGGGCCCCGTCATAATTCTGGAACGTGAGCGGGGTTCTGCAGCGTGGCGTTTGCGCGAGATCACCAGGCGATCGTCTTCAGCGGCACCCGTGCCGTCGAACTCATACAACATGAACACCCATGTATTCAGCGTCCAACTCGCCGGCTGCGCGCCTCGGGATTGGGTCTGCGTATTGAAGACCTTGAAGTGGTCTGCTCCGCTGAAGACCATCCCGATCTCGACTTTGTTGTTAGCCGCGCCGAGCGCCCCGGACCGTCCCGCGGATATTGAACGGGGTGGGGTTGCCCGTGGTCGTGGTGCGCCGGAGCCAGATGCCGAGGCCCCACGCGGCCGAGCCGTTGATGCCCGCATGGATCGGAATCGTCAGGACGCGCGCGCCATCACACGTCAGGATGGGCATTCCGTTGCCTGCGCTCGCGGCAATCGTCGGCTTGCGTGCGGCCGTGCTGGTCGTCGCGTGGTTTGACGAGAGCACGTCGGGCAGCGTGAATGGCCCGCCAGCGCCCGCGTCGGTGGCCAGGGCAACGCGGTACCAGGCAGAGACGGCCGAGACCTGCGTCGGGTAGAACGCGCCGCGCGGTTTCTGCCAGTGCTTCGCCCGCGCGCGCGGGTGGGTGCGCACGAGCACGGGCTTAGCTTTCCTCCCAGAAGACTTCGACCCAGAGCCGGATGGTGCCCGTGGCCCCGAGCGCGATCGGAACCTTGATGATAAAGCCCGAGCCGGGCGTGTAGAGCAGGCCTCTACAGTTCGCGCTGCCTTCGGGGCTCGGCGTCCAGATGAGATCGCAGCCGCCTTCCTGCACGGTCGAGGCCGCCACGAGCTCGAACCACGAGTCGCTCGCGAACGGGTGCGTTCGGATCGTTGGCGAGCCCGCGTGCGTCAGAGCCGCGGTCGTGGCGATCCGGACGTTGCCGGTTTGCAAGACGCTCGTCTGTTGAGGCTTGCCGCCAATGTCGGCGCCGAGCCTACGGACGGCGTCGGTGCCTGCAGCTTGGTCCGACAGATCCGTGCCGCCGGTGTAATCGGCGACCGGGCTACCGAAGACCGAGACCGAGTGCGCCGCGAGCGAGACCTCCTGCGCGGTCGGAAAGCCCGTCA